CGTTTACGTGCGGGGTGTAGGTTACACCGCGCGGCCCCTGAATTTCGTCTTTCTCTTCCTCGGTGAGCCCGTCAAACGTGACGAAGGAACCGCCGAAATCAGCGATGAAGCTCTTCAGTGTACCGTTGATATAGTCAGCAATTTCGTTGAACAGAAACTGCATATCCGCCCGGACGGTTTCCTCATCGACCTCGATGGTCGGGAAATCGTCCTGACTTTCCCACGTCTTTGTCAGTTCGATGGTCGGGAAGTCTTCAATGCTCGTCCATACGCGGGAATATACCAGATCGCCCTCCGCCATCTCATCGCTCCTTTCCGGAATACCTGTAATAGATTTGTGCTGAAATGACACCCAAATCCTCGCCGAATCGGTTGTTTCCCAGCGTCAAGTTGAAGTGCCGGACGTGCTTACACATCGGCGCTCGCTTCGCAGCTACGCCGAATCGGTGCGTGGACAGGCAGCGGTGACTCAGATTCCGCGGGCTCATGCGCCAAGACCAACTCAGGATCGGGGTCTCGTCTACGCGGCGCTCATAGTCCGTGTCATACCGGAGCTGCACCCGCGTATCGGTCTCACTGCGCACCACGACGATGACGTACAGCACGTCCTTCAGCCGTTCGTAGCCACCGAAATACTGCGTCGGAAACGAGTATATCTTGTCAATCGAAGTCGTGTAGTCTGCGTAGCCGACGCCGAATTTCGTAATCTGGCCCGCCACATTCAGGTGATACAGCTCGTTCGCGTCGTCCAGAAAGTAGCAGACCCCGTGGACATTGGCGAAGTAATACCAGCTCGGCTTCGCTGCGCTGCTGTCCTCATAGTCCCAGACGTAGCATTTCCCGTTCGCGCAGAGCCAGTAATGCGTACCGTCATCCGTGCTCACCGCGCCGCCGCCTTCACGGACATCCGAAATCAGGCCGTGTGAATACGAACCGTTGACGTTCTCGCTGATGCACTGAATGTTGTTCTCGTAGGCCGCGCTCGAAGACATGAGCAGATGTACGCCCTGATCCTTGTTGCAGAACACAAGGTTATTCTCGATGAGCTGGATGCTCCACGGCAGATCGCACCCGATTCTCATGTTGATCGTCTGGTAGGTGAAGGAGATCGAATCCCTGTCATCTACCGTTTCGACTGTAAATGTCAACTTCCCGACGCTGCTCTCTTTGAACAGGATCAGGTCATCATACTGCTTCCCGAAGCCCGTAACAGCCTCGCTGGTCGTACCGCAGAGGTTGTAGTTCGTCATCGGGAAGTAGCCGGGATTCATGCTCAGGTTGTCGTTGCTGTTCCAGAACACGGCGTTCGGCTGCGCGGGACACCCCGCGAGCAGGATGCAGAGGTTGTTGCCGTTTCCTGCGACAAAGCCGTACACACAGTCCATCACGGAGTTCAGGGCATCCGAATTGGCCTTGCTGTAAGTGATCTCCACCGTGTTGTTGGCCTGCGGTGTCCCGGGGTCAGGGGCGACCGTAAAGACGATCTCGCCGTTGGTCAGGTCTACCGTGTAGTCGGTGTTCTCGACCATCGTGACCCCATCCACCTTGACCAGAACCACGGAGTCAACGGGCTTCACCGGAAGGTAGTAGTCCGTTACCCCCTGCACAGCGTTATAGTGGATTTCCTTCTTCGGACTCAGGCGGTTCTCCGGCTGATAAGTCGTACCTCCGCCGTTATCCGGCGAAGCATTGATTACAACAATCGGAGTGTAGGCCACGGTCTGCATATCCGTTGCGGTAAAGGTTGCGCCGTTATAGGACACCTTCACAAAGCCGCCCTTGTTCTTGTAGTAGAGGTCATCCAGATACCGGAAGAACGTGCCGCGATTTTTGGGGACGCCGGAGTAGATTTCCGTCAGAGAGAAGGTCTCCGCGGTCGGGTCGCCGTAGTAGAGCTTTGTTCCGATGTGGAAAAAGGCGTTGTCCCAATACAGGTGATCGTAGCAGGCGTACCCCTCGCCAAGCGTATCATCGTCCGACAGCCACTGCTGGCCGGGGCGGCACTGAAGAACGCCGTCCTTCCACCAGAGGTTTTTCATATTCGGGGACTGGTTATCCTCGAGCCGGTAATTCAGCTCCCGGATGTTCAATCCGCCGTTGAGCTTCGGGAAGTTCACAACATAGGTCTTCGGTGCGGACGGGACCTTTTTCAGGTTTACGTACATACTCCCGCCTCCTTATGACCAGTAGACGTACCCGGAGTCGAAGTTGTAGACATCTCCGACGCTGTGAACCTCCGCACTGATGTCGGGAGACATCTTGGACAGCTTATCCTCGTACTTGTTGTAGAACGATGCGTAAAGGAAGCTGTCATCGTGGATCACGATGAACGCTGCCACGTAATACGGGATCGCCTCGTGCGTCTCAGGCACATTATCCAGAGGGTCAGTGGAAGTCAGGTCCGCAGGAATCGGGTAGCGGTAATAGGTCAGGGTGTACGTCCTCCCCTTTTCCAGCTCACGCCGGGGGATCAGGAGATAGTTGCGGCCCTGAATCGCGTACCTGTTCGTGTGGAACACGTGGCCGTCCTCCGTCATCAGGAGGGTGTCGCCGGTCTTGAACTGATAGAAGTCCTCCGGCAGCTCGAACTGCACCAAATCGCCGAACTCCGTGTACTCGTCATCTATGTTCAGATGCAGGAGCGCGGGAATCTTCCGCACCGTCGTCGCAATCTCCATCATGGCGTCGTTCACCAGATCGGGGATGCGATTCAGGTAGTCCTGCTGGTTGTTATAGGAAGACGGCACGTGCGTACCGGCCACGGTGTACTGATTCAGGAGCTGAAGCACCCGGTTTTTTACCTGTTCGTAGGTCATGCGTCAGCCCCCCAATCTCATCGCGCCTTGCTGCAAGGCCGTTTTCTTTGCGATATTCGGCAGATTATTGAACTGAGCCTCCATCTGCTGCGGCAGGCCCTGAATCGCCCGGGCCGCGTCCAGAGCCCCGCCCTGCGCATAGTTCCCACTCATGGGGGAACCCGCCTGCGGGATCGCAGCACCGGCGGCGGCGTTGGCCTGCGCGCCCTCTGCGATGCGCCCGCGCAGCTCGTCGATCAGCTCCTGCTTCTTCGGGATCAGCTTGTCAGGCAGGCGCTCCAGATACTGGATAACGTCGAGCGTACCGTCCTGACGCAGGTTGTCGAGCGTCTGGGTCATGGCGATCTCGCTGAAGTAGGTCGTCGCGCCGACATCGCACCGGATATTGAGCCACAGATGCTTGAGCTGCGAGTAGTCGAACTCCTCCACGACCTTGCGCACGATGGTCTGTGTCTGCATCATGCCGGTCATGGGGTCGATCATCGGAGCGCCATCCGGGCCGGTGACAAGCTCCTTAAACTCCCGGTCTACGACCACGGGACGCTCGCCGTAGTAGGTGCCCATCATATCCAGAAGGATGGCTCCGATGTCTTCTACCCACTCGTACTGGCCGGAACGGATGTTCTCCAGAGGAATCTCGCTCTGCGTCTGGAGCACCATGATGGCGGATGTATTGTCCGGCTTGACGTTGCCCATTTGGACATCCGTAGCACCGAGACACTCCTTCGTGTAGGCCATCGCCTTGTCGATCATGGAGAATATCTGATTGCTCATCTCCGCCGCCGACAGGTTGGCCGCCACCTGCGTCACGCCCATACCGGGCGCAAGCCCGTGGATGCCGATGGCCTGACCTACCTCGTTGTCCCACTGGCTGATGAGGTCAGCGTTATAAATCGTCTTCGGGAACGCCATGAGCTGCAAGTGCCGCATACCCGTGGCGAACATGCTGTTAATGAAAATCTGGTTTGCGATCAGGCCGGTCACGAGCGCACGACCGTGGTACTGATTCTTCTGCTTCTCCCAGCATCCCCATGCGATGGGGTACAGGGACAATCCGGTGTCCACGTCCTCATAGATCACCGCGGTCCGGGTGGCCTTCGTCACGTGAACGCTCGTCACCGGATGGGTCAGCTTTCGGCGCTTCGGGATCGGCAGGCCCATTTCATCGAGCGTCGGCATCCCGTCCTTCCCGGTCTCATACACCGGGTTCCCGTCATCATCCACCACGTCCTCGTAGGCGGGCTCGCCGTCCGGGCCGAGGATGTCCTCGTCCTTTGTGACCTTCGTGTACATGTAGACGAACAGGGCCTTGCCGGTCCCTTCGTCGCTCTCCACGATCTCAGTCTTGCCGCCGATGCCGGGCATACGGTCGTTCTCGTAGTCCGAGATGATGTCCCGCTGCTTGTCTTCGGAGCTTGTCCCGGTGGTGCCGGACTTGTAAAAGTCCTTCTTGTTCTTCTTGAAGCGTTCCTGCTCCCAACGCAGGTGCTCCACGGTGTCACGACCGACGATCAGGATGTAGGGCTGCTCCTGCACACGGCAGTCGTTCGGGTTGCCGAACATGACGTTGATGCCGTCCACCAGCTCCATGTTGATCTCGCCGCGAACGCCCTGATCGGAGAACGCGCCGCCGTAGGGCTCATCGTCCGGGTCGAACCAGAAGTGCGCACAATAGTCGCCGCTGACGGCCCCATCGAACAGGGCGTCCCGGATGCGGTAGTCGAACTTGAACTTTTCCAGCAGCGTATCCACCGAGGCGTTGGCAAACACTGACGCATCGTGGTACGGGTCGGCCATGTTCGAGCCGTCGTAGTATGCCAGCGGCTCAAAGTGCATCGTCGTACCGGAACTCGTCAGGGACGCGATGAACAGGCTCGCTACACGCTTCAGGATGTTGAACACAGGTCTCGGTACGCCACGCATGGCAGGCGTGTTCGGGAGCCTGATCCACTGGTTCCCGATGAAGAACTCCGTGTTGGTCTCGACCAAGTTGTACTGGTTCGGGGTCAGTTCCTCGTTATAGTTACGCCCGAGCTCGTAAAGTTCCCAAGCCCGGGTCTTCGTGTTCACGTTTAATGCGTTCAAATCAGCTTATCCTCCTCCCCTGTCATGCCGTAGGCTGTCTCTACGGAATAAGACTGTACCTTGCGGAAGGCTTCCTGCTGGGCGGCCAGCCTCTTCAGTTCCTTGTCCTCCGGTTCTTTGACCGGGGCAACCCGCGCAAAGCGCGCATGGGCCTTCCAGCCCAAGAGCGACCCGAGCGCAAAGACGCCCAGAATCACGAACGCACCAGCGGCGCCGATCAGAAATTCCATACTCACACCTCATAAAAATCCCCGCCGTAGGGATCATAGAGCGCAGGAGACAGAAACAGCTCCTGCTCCTGCGCAAGCTGCCTCTGTTCCGCAATCAGACGCGGACTGTCCTCGACGAACACGCCGCCATACATACCAAGCAGCGTAGCAAGTGCCTGACTCGCTGCGTCAACTTGATCGTCGTGCTTCCCCGCAGGAAAAGCCGTGAATTCGTCGATAAAGTCATTGACCCACGCCTCGCCCTCCGGCAGAAACACATTTCCGCTTTCAATGGCCGGGGACACTGCGTTGACGCGCGCGACCTTGCCGCCGCGGGGGTTCACACCAAGTACGCCAACGAACATCTTTTGCAGCGTCTGGATGATCGCGGAGCCGTTGGCTTTGTCCTCGATGACAATATACCGGGTATCTGGGTACAACTGCCGTATGGACACAATGGCCTGCACCGTTGTCGGAAAATCCATTCGCCGCTTCAGGCCGTAGCGCAGGTAGTAGTAGTTCCCCGTCTTGCCCCAAACCTGAATCGCAACAAAGTCGCTGTCCTCAGCGTCCTTAAACGTGGCGTCCACGCTGATGATGGTCGTGCCAAAGTACGTGATGTCTTTCGGGTTATAGTATTTCCACCAATCCCGGTGGACGAGATTGCCGCCCTCGATACGCGGAGAGCACTGATACAGCGCCTGCCACGCGCGCAGGCCGCCCTCTTTCGGGTCGTTGATGTAGCCCTGCTTGAATGGGCCGAGCCACGTGTTGTCCTTTCCGAGCTCCGGACAGAGGGAATCCCCGACAGGACGGCCCATTGGGTCATTCTCTTCTGCCTCAATGGGCAAACGGATCAGCCGCGTCGAGGGCTCGTTTTGCAGGATACGCGCCGCAAGATCGTCCTCGTGCCACGGGGTCATAATGATGATGACCTTCGCCCCGGCGGCGAGACGGGTTTTCAGCGTGTTCTGCCACTCTTCCCACAACTTCCCGCGGTATGTGGGGCTGTCCGCTTCCGCGCGGTTCTTGATGGGGTCATCTATGATAAGAAGGTTGGCAGGGTTGCCGGTGATACCGGACATGATACCGCGGGAGATCATGCGCCCCCAACCATTCGAGAACTCAAATTCAGTTGTCGTCCAAATGCTGCCCCGTTCCAGCCCGAACAGGGCGGTGCCATAGGTCTCGACCTTCTCCAGATTCTTTCGCCCGAAACGCTTTGCCGTATCATCATTGTAGCTGGCCTCAATGACACGGTTCTTCGGGTAACGGCCCAGATACCAGCTCGGGAAGCTCTCCGTCACAGTCAAGGACTTGCCGTGCTGCGGGGGTGTCTCGATCAGGAGAATATCGTACGGGTTGCCGGTATCCGATTCCACGAAGCTCTGGACCTCCGAGGCCAGATAATCGCTCATCTTC